AATTCCAAAAGAGCGCGAAGGTTTCCTTCTTGCCCGTGCACGACGTCTGACCATGCGTTACTCATATATGAGTAGCTACTTAAGAATGGAGGGTCTTGAATCCTTCACAATCAGGACATGGGTACTGTTGTCCTGGCTTATAATGGATTTTCCATTCAAGTTTACATCTGGTACATCTTAGGATCGCTTCTCTTTGATAATCGCTCAATCAGATACACCACACTTTTGGCAGCCTTTCAAACCCTGCTTACTTTGTGCGAATAGATTTTCATACGAATAAGCTTCATTACAATTAGGACAGTTGTTAAAGCTCCTCCACATTGTCTTTAGCTCTCTGGTGCGTTTGTAGTAATCAGTCGCACAATCGGGACAGTGGGATCCAACTATGGTATTTTCTAATTCCGCATAACACAAAACGCAGATTACACCTTCATAATAGGATGCTGCTACTTTGGTGAACAGTTCCGATCTGTTTACACCATTGTCTTTCAGGAACTCCAGGAACTTAACTGGAGCATTGACGTTTACCACCTTCATGATAATTGTCTTTCCTTCGCTATCCGTTTTTTCGGGACGGCCAACCCTCTTTTTTGTCTCACTCACATAACCCCAGTGTAGAATGGGGTATTAATTAATTAGTTAATTAATTCATATTACAAAGAATACCTCCCTACCTACCAGATATCTTTGTATATTTTCTATTATAGAAAGCAATATATAAACCACTCGGTTTTTTTTAACAAAAAATAAGACGGCATACTACTACTAGTACTATTAATTAACTAAATAATATATATAATATACTACTTCAACCCTAACTTAGCCCTGTTCTGAGGCTGTTTTACCCCTACTTCGGGGTTGTTTTGGGTCTTTATGAGCCCTTCTAGACCGCTTCTTTTCATTAACATTTCTGCGACTAGCCCCATGATCGGGTTATCTTTCGTTATAGCTTTGATTGTACTTTGGCCTGTAGACTCGTCTAATTTTTTGCTAGCCGCACCCAGAGAACCAAAAAAAGAAGATTGAAAGTTTTCCAACATTTCATGGGTCCGTCCTTCTATCTCATCTACAATGGGTTCCAGGATCAATAAGAGATCCTCATCACTCTCGGATGATTTCGCCCACTCAACCCACTTATCCTTACTCAGTTTGGCGATATAATGACTTATTGCAAAATAGAATAATGTCCAAGCGGCAAAATAAAGCATTAAGGAAACTGTAGTAATTTCCATTAATCCCTATCAAGTAAAGTTTTAAGCGCGGCCAAAAAAGAAACTGCGCTAACTATTTTTAATTGGTTATCGGTCACAATCCAAGACCTTCTTCTGCTCTGGTTAATGCGGTTTCCTTGCCGTAGGTCGGAGGTTTTACAATACTTACGAATGGAGCTTTAGTAACTTCGGCATCCTGAGCCAATTTCAATAATGCAATTATCGCGCCTAAGTTCATCGTCCGTATGTCCTTCGTGGATCCCGTTCTTTAACCTCGCCTAGGAAGCTCTCAAATAACTCAAGACCCTTTTTGCCTAATACTAGCGGACCAGTAGCGGGATTTGTAAGTAACACGGTTGTAAACTGCTGTTTTACCTTCTCTTTTTTCTCATCGCTAATAACTATATTCTCAAGTTCTAAACTATCAAAGAATAATTTTGATAATATCGGAAGCGCGATCAATAGCGCAACCCCCCCCATTAACAGAGGTGTCGTTTCATTGCCCAAAAACGTGTTTATATTTTCATGTGTCTTATGTCTGGATAAAGCATCACGCTGCGCACTTGTAAGCTTCTGGATCTCTACGTCATCGGGTACCGCTTCGTAAGCCATTAACGCCTCTTCTTTTTGCCCTGTGGAGTTTTCCGAAAGGCAACCGCCATCTTCTTTAGGTTCAACTTACCGTTACGATATCGGAAACGTGGTTTCTTACTGTTAGCCTTAACGTATTTGTTCCATGCTGATAGTTTACGTCTCGGTTTTGTTAATTTAATCCGTTCACTAACTCTAACTTCAGCTATTCCAGTATCAAAGCCTTCGCTACTTCTTTGTCCATCTAAAAAACCCATACGGTAATACTCACGCTCTTTGTTAGTGGGCATTATTGCACTTCTCTTCCTTCTAGAACTACTGTCATCTTGCCAGTTGGGCCCTGTGCAAGTATCTGCATCCCTGTATTGGGGGGTATAGTATAGTATAAGTTAGGGAATTGGGGCCCGACACCTGCATCTATGATCAGGAACTTGCTAACGTGCAGCGCTTCTCCGTTTCCCTGTACGGTCCAGGAGAGTGCATCACCAGCAGAGCAACCACTATAGTCAAGTGAAACGTTTGTGACTACGCTATAGAATCTATTAGGAGAGATAAAGTCTAACAGTGTGGTGACTCCCGCAGTTAGATCTTCCTGACCTGACCAAGCGAATACATGATCCCCAAAGAAATTAAGGGTCGGCCCCGTCGAAAGTGTCATTTGGTTATCCTGCCCGTTAAAGTAACAGCAGTAAAATAATCTGTTGTAGTATGCTGACTGGCAACAGCAATGCTAACTTCAGTATAGGACGGAATTATAAGCGGGAATATAGACGGGTTCATTTGTGCCTCTCTTACAGTATCGATTTTCACTGATAAAACTTCTATATCATTGAGTTTAATAATACATATTGATTGGGTACCCGCTTCTAAATTTTGATCGTATTCAGCACCTTGGAAGGTTACCTCCCCAACAAATAAAAAATTGCCACTGGTAAATAATAAATGCTGTACTGGACTAGTGCCTATTTGATGTAAACCTGAATATGCATAGGCATGGTTACCAATTACATTAAGGCTTAAACCTTTGGATGCTGTATTCTGAGGTCCATAGCCAACGCCTTCAGGCATTGTTTATTTACTCGAATGTGATCGTGCAGCTTGAATCTATTGTGGCCGCAGTTGTGACCGCGACTTGAATATCCAAAGTATTACCAGAAGTTACACCCAGTGCAGTCTTTTCCTGAACTACGCAATTGGCAACTCCAGTTCCACCACTTGCGGCCTGTGCGATCGCAGGACCCATAAACGTAGCATCTCCTTCCTGGAGTGCTGTACCCGTCAACTTGAAACCTGAACAGAAATCTGCTCCAGTTCCTACACTACTAACTCCCATAGATATGGAACTTATTTGTGATACTCCGCTTGGTACTACCAAACTTAGTCCAGAACTTGCGAACTGGTTATTCATGCTTTGGAAACTGGTGGTAGCCGAAAGTGCTGCCTCAGTCCTCGTTACGACGATTGCCATTGTATTATGCCCTCACTTTGATTGGTCCAAGGGATGCCAGAACTGGGCTTCCTCTGGAAAAGGAACGTACTGCAGCCTTTGCCAAGAACGCACCGACGAGGGTCTTGGTTATAGCTTGCTTATTTGATTTTGCAGACTTCGATAAAGTCGTTAAACCTGAATTAAGATCACCAGCTAAGAAAGACTTCATTGCAGAACCTGCATTAGTCTGTTCTAAAAGAGCTAAAGCAGCTCCAGTTTCAATTACATTAATTCCAAAAGAGCGCGAAGGTTTCCTTCTTGCCCGTGCACGACGTCTGACCATGCGTTACTCATATATGAGTAGCTACTTAAGAATGGAGGGTCTTGAATCCTTCACAATCAGGACATGGGTACTGTTGTCCTGGCTTATAAT